GTTGTACCTTCAAAGACAATGCTTGCATCAACCCCTGCACCAGAGATGCTTGGGTTAGTAATGGTAGGTGCTGTTAAAGTCTTGTTAGTAAGAGTCTGGGTCTTAAGTGTACCTACAACATCGCCTTCACCTGATGCAATACCGTGCATCGTGTGTGCGCCAGAGCCATCGTTGTATCCACCAGTTGCTTCAATGTGAAGGTTGGCTTCGCGGAAGTCACGACCAATCGCCATATGGCGAACAGCAGCACCAGCGGAGTGAGCCTGTCCAGTGCCAGCATTTTCAACACCACGGGTAATTGTTAATACGTTAGTACTAACAACCGTAACATCTACAATTTCTTCGAGTGCTGTATCTGGGTCAATGACAACAGTAAATGTTGTACCAGGCAGGTACCGACTGTCCGCCAAGGAGTGCTGAGCCAGATACCACAGTGCAACTTGTTGCCGAGTCTGTGAGGTTCGCAGCCAGTGTTGTTTGCTGGGAGCGAGAGGAATATTTTCTTGTTGTCATTTATTTACCTATCGGCTGTAGTGATTCAAATAATTTATTGCACCAAGGATGACATCTGTATCTTCCTTGAAATAGGCTATTGCTGTATTGCATTTCTTGCATAGGATTCCGCGTTTTTGTTTAGTTGTATGATTATGGTCTGCGTGATTTGGGTTTTCTTCTTTACATATAGCACATTTATTATTCTGTTCTACAAGTTTACTATTAAATTCTTCATCAGTAAATCCAGACCATTTTTTCCTGTTCCATATTTTTGCCTGAATCTTACTACGTTCTTTAGCCTCTGGACTCTTGTAAGATTTCGACTTACAAGGTTTGCACTGATATTGAAGCCCATCCTTAAATCTTGAATTCTTATGAAAAGAATCTAATGATTTAGATTGCTTACACTTTGTGCAAATTTTCATCTTGAGTAGTGAACGCGGATTGGATACTGGGATTGTTGTCTTGCTGTTTCTTCGTTTAAGCGTTGTACGTAAAGTGCATAGAGTTGCTTCGTTGCACTTTGTGAAGCACCGAATGGACGCTTGCTATCTGTCTCGTCAGCCTGTGGGCTAACCTGAGCGGCGCGTGCTGGGTCCAAATATGTAAGTAGGCGATATGAAGCGCCAAGGATTGCAACGTCGCGTGTTGAGTTAGGAAGTCCTGTCTGGGTTGCATAGTCCTGTGAGTTAGATGAAAAGGGCACTGGGTCAGTTGCATAGATAACTTTAACTGTTCTACCAGGTTGTACGTAGTCGCCAATGGTTACTGTTTGTGCTCCAGAGCCAAATGCTGTATCAGATGCCAATGAGTCCCAAGACCAACGACGAATTGGGAACCACTCTTGTGATGGTCCAATGTCTTGCCACATTATTGTCATAATGTTATTGATGTTAAGATTGTTAAATGCGTAGGTAGTTTGTGCTGCATTAAAAACAAATGATGTTGTCTTGACTGCAAAGATGTTAGAGCCAAAGGCTCCGATAGTATCGTTGAGCGCTTTCTTAACTACATATCGTGGGAAAGTAGGAGTAATCGTAACCTTTGTTCCTGCAACGTGTGCAGTTCTATCTGTACCCAAGTAGCCCCGACCCCAAGGTGGTACGGTTGCTGTATTAGATACGCGGTCAAATGAATCTAACCAGAATAATTCTTCACCAATTTCAATAGTACCCTTACCGATATTATCAGTTGAGGCTAACTGAAGGATAATTGGGTCAGCAATTGTGGATGCAGTAGCAGGCACATCTTCTATAATATAAGTCGCTCTATCCTGCTGGTATGTATAACCTGCAAGGTTGATGAGAACTTCATCAATCATATTTTCTAGTGTTGGCATTAGATAGTCCTTAATGCTGCAAGAGCAGATAGTCCAGTAGTAGACGCTAGTTCGTTGCAGATAGCGTTAAGGTTTTTAAAGTTATTAGGTTGACGGTTTGCATCAGCCTTGTAGTTAAGGGCTGCAATAATTCCCTTGCCATTTGTACCAGCCCAAGCATTGGCGGCACCTTGTGATGCTTTGAATGCTGTCATCAGTGGATAGTCTCCACCATTAGCCAAACGATTAAGTTCAGCGGTCATTGATAAACCAGGAATGCTTGCCATTATTTAGCCTTTCGTTTAACCGCTGCGTTATCTACCAAGTTAGGGTATGGTCGACCCGCTGCCTTTGCTCTAGCCTTTGCCTTAGCCTTTTGTGCTGCAGTCAAAGGTGTTGATTTCTTATTAGGATTCTTCTTGTCCCAGAATGCTTTCTTTTTCACCACTTCACCTTGTCTGCCCAATAGGCTGCTGACATCTTTCCTTTAGCAATGTTCTTTGCGTGACGTGCTTTAAATGATGCTTGACGCTTTGAAGGCTGTCTATCACCAGTCACACCCTGTTGACCAAAGCGAATAGTCTTGACCTTATCGCCCTCTTTAGCCACAACAACGTGTGACTTCTTTGGGTGACTTGGTGTGCGCTTTGGCTTGTTAAAACCTGACACTCCTGCTCGCTTTAATCTTGGGTCTGTCATCGTGTTCCTTTGCCGCCTTTAAAACCTGGAATCTTTGTAACGTCGTAGTTATACTTTTCCATAAGCGTGCGGTAAGCCTTGTCTTCTGCAGACTCTCCGCGAAGCATTTGTGCACGCTGCGTTGCCTGCATACGAGCAGTATCTGCAGTTGGTGCCTTAACCTTAGGTTTAGCAGCAGACTTCTGTGCTTTGTATTTTGCTTCTAGTGCAGCCAGTTGTGCCTTGAGACGCTTTTGCTGTGCTGGAGTCTCAGCGGTATCTACTAACCAAGAACGCTTGTTCTGGTAGTCATCGTATGACATTGACATAATTACTTCATCTTCTTCTTAGCGACTTTTTTAGCAACTCTTTTGGCAACTGACTTCTTAGCCATTTTCTTTTCAGCCATCTTGGCTGCCATCTTTCCCTTTGCTGTGTATGGGAACTTCTCTCCATTGACCATTGGCATTATATTGCTCCTACTTCCTTGAGTACTTCTACGGATTTTTTGTTTATATCTTTTGCTTTTGGCATAGTGTCAGCGTTGTAAGGTTTGTTGAGAACCTCACTTGCCTTATATGCTTCTTGTATATGCCTATGACTTGTACCAGCAGGTTGCATACCTTGGGCACGTGCTTCCCTATATGCTTCCAATTCGCCAGTCCACTTCTTATCAGCAATTGGTCTTGAAGCATCTCCTGGAGATAACTCAAGAGTTCCTATTTTACAACCAAAACAACCTTCAACATATTCAGGGTGTTTCTGCTTCTGATGTAAATTCATTTGTCCCTACACTTCAGTAAAGTTTGCCTCTGTGACTCCAACTCCACCAGCAATTAATGCTGCCTTTGTTGTGTCACTTACTTCGTAGTTTCTTCCACCTTGATATATCTCTTGATAGGTTGGTAAATCTGAATCAAGGATGTATCTTTGTTGGGAGTAAACTCCGTTTTGCCTTACAATGGAAACGCCTACATCTAACTTGTAGAAGTAGAATAGGCGTGAGCCACCACCAGATGGACCTTCTTGTACAGTTGGTGTCTTGAATAGCCAAGTAGCCATTAGTCCTCCTTAGTGAACTTACTGATGAGCAGGATACTTTTCGAATATGTACCCTGCTCACCCGTCAATTAACTACTAGAGAGCAGCGATTGAAGAGCCTGTTTCTAGGCGATATAGTGCTTCCTCACGGTAGCGTGCAAAGCCAAGTACGCCGTACCAACCCATTGGGCGGAAACGCATCAACTTATCTGTTACGTTACCAATGACAACGTGTGGTTCCTCAGCGACAGCCTGAGCCATTGCTTGCTTTCCAGCCACGATTGTATTGAATACGCGAGTTACTGGTGTAACTGTTACAACTGTTGTTGCTGTAACTGCTGCTGAGTTAGCAACGTCTACAGTAATTGTTGTTGTTGAACCAGTTGTTGCGATAGCAGTGATTAGTGCACCTGAACCGATACCTGTTCCTGCAATTCCATCGCCAACCTCGGCACGAGATGCGATAACAGAAGATGAAGCAACGCCGAATGTGAATGCGGCTGAAACTCCTGCAACTGTTACTGCTGTTGTTGCCAATGCTGTCTGAGTTGCGCCTGACTTGCTTGAGAACAAACGTGGTGACTCTACGAAGTATGCACCTTCATACGCACCGATTTCACCAGCCCAAATGTTTTCATTTGACTGGTAGTTGTGTGGGTCACGCCATCCTGCTGCGCCTGTCTCGGCACGTAGGTCGTGTGATACTTCTGGGTGGATACCAACCCAGTATAGTGAACCCTTGCGGTATGCAGCCTTGTTTGAACGCAACTTAGCAACAGCCTTACGGATGTCTGCTGAGTCTAGTGTTGCAGCAGCAGTGATTGTTGCTGTTGAGGTTGCTGTTGAACCACCGTAGATTACGTTTGTTCCACCGCGAAGTGTTGTCATTGCAACCTGGTCGATTGAATCTGCAAGGTTGAATGCGATGATGTTAGCAATTGCTGGGTCTACATCTGCAAGAGAGAATAGTTCCAACGCACGTGTTACAAGAACAGAGTTACCGTACTCGTTAAGAGTAATTGTAACTGTGTTAGGTGTTGACAATGCTACTGCATCTGGGTCAACTGTCTCTGTTAGTGTGCTTGTTGCTGCTGTTAGGTCCTGGTACTTCTGTAGAACTACAGTTGAACCTGGGATTGATTGCTGTGCTGGGGTCTTGTCTGCGACTGAACGAATTAGTGGTTCGGCGCGGAGAGCGAACTCAAGAAGACGGTCATACGCCTTCTGTACAAGACCTGCACCGCCGACTGTACCACCAAGAGTGGTAGAGCCTGTTGATGTGTATGCATTTGACATACGCGGTCACCTCCAAGTGACTATGAACGGATATTATTGTTGTGAGCGAAGAATTGCCAGAATGTCTTCTTCAGATGTTGCCTGTTGCATTCTGTATTCAATATCGTTTGCTCGGTCAGGGGTCATAGCATTTTGGGTAACCAAGTCCTGGTTGCGTAATGCAGCGCGGTCTTCTTGTGTTATTCCTGATGCTTCTTCGTTAACCGTTAGTCCGAACAAGTCTGCATTCTCGTCGAGCCAGTTAGAAACTGATTCTTCGTTAATGTCATCCAAGTCCTTCATTACTAAACGGGCTGCTTTAAGATTGACGCCCTTCTTTTCTAGTACTGACTTGACAGTTGCTTCACGCTGCGTCTTGGAAAATCCCTCAAGTTGCTCAGTGAGTTCCTTGATACGCTTCTCGTCTGCACGCTTGGCTTTACGTAACTTTTTAAGTAAGTCACTTCCATCCATCGGTGCTTCATCGATTGTATCTAGGTCATCGTCTTCGTCGTCCCAGTAGTTGTTGCTCATAGCAACGCCACCCTTCTATTCGTAGTTAGTTCGCAAGCCTCAGGTTCCATTCGGGGAAATGGTCTGGCTCTTACTCCCAGTCTGTTACGCTGGCGGGGCTGGTCGGTCCGCTCAGGATTCTTTTTTAGATTACGCGATTAGCACGAGATTGTGATGCAAGCGCCCTGGGACTCATCCCAGCCTTGCCCATAAATCGTGATTCTTCTTGCATTGTCAAATCTTCTAATGCTTTGAGTTCTTTAGCAGACTTGCCAATTACGGCATCTGTTAAACCAGAAACACCTAGTGACTTAACCCCAGAGATTTCTGCAAGTTTTTGCTCTGTTTCGCGTGCGCGTGCAATCTGACCAAATTGTGGAAGCGTACTTGCAAACGTACCGCCGCCTCTAGCAATTTGTTGTGCTCGCTCATTTGTAATTCCACTAAGCAATGTAGGGCTTACGCCGAGTCCTTGCTGCTCTGCAGCACTAAGTACTTCATAACCAGAAAGTTCTTGCTGTAGTTGCTTAGCACCTTTATCGCCAAGAGCCAAAGCCTTAGCAAGTTGGATACGGTCAAGAGTTGGAAAAAATCTTGAAATAGTTTTTTTGATACCATCTGGTGCCATATCAATACGGTCAAAGATTTCAACAATTCTATTACCAAACTCTGTGGCATTTACGCCCTTGCTAAGTACATCTCCAAGGAAGTCTTCATTAGCCAAGTCACCTAGGTTAGATGCTTTAAGCATATCGCCCATCTTGGACTCTGTTGCAAAGTACTCAGCAATTGTAGGCACAGTAACTGCCTTACCCTGTTGCTTCATATCTTGAAGTGCAAAGATACCCTTGAATCGCTTAGTAAAGTCAGCAAGGGCTGGGTTTGTACGAGACTCAAGAAGAGCCATATTAAATGCTTCTTCTGAAGTTACTCCACCTAACTTATAATACTTAGATACAACCTTGTATAGTTCATTAGCCCAAGGTTTAGCCATTTCCGCAGCACCAAAAAATGTTGCAAGGGTTTGCTTAAATACGTCTGATGCTAGCGCTGGTCCAGTATCGGTTGGATTAGTTGGTGTAACAACTGGATTTGCTGTATTTGCAGCAATGGAGTTTGCAAATACCTTTGTTGAGCCATTTGAATAAGTTACGGTTATGCTTCCATCTAAATTTGTAACTCGTGAAACTTCTGTCACTCCACCATTATTCTGGCTTGTAAGCGCTCTGGTAATAATCTCTTTAGTAGGAGACGTAACTCTTCCAGTAGTAGCATCAAAGTAATCGCTAAGTTGTCCACCATATGCAGCAACAAATGACTGCGCTAATTCTTTTGCATTATTGTATGCAGCAATTTGTTCAGGAGTTTTTCCAGCAGTAGCATTATCAGAAACTCCAGGTTTTAATCCAGTTCCAGATACAAGGTTTCCATTAATGTCATAAACGTTCCCATACTCAGTTGTGCGAGTAGTTGGAATAGGTGTACCTATTGGGAATACTTCTTTGTATGTTCCAACTCCACCCGCACCTGTGCGTACAAATTCAATTGTTGCTCCTGCTGCAGCACCTTCTTGGGTTAAGTCGGGCTTAGGTTGGTCCTTGTAACCTTGAGTAATACGAGCATTAGCCTCTGCTGCAGTTTCATTACCAATACGAGCAGAACGGTCTGTACTTTTTACACCCTCAGCAACTTGTTGCTTTGTAACAGCATCAATTAATGCTTGTTCGTCTAGTTCGGTGCCACCGCCGTCTACCTGCATAACTCCTGGGTTGCGTACCATTATACTCCAAATCCCATCGCTCGTGCTATTCCTATTGCAGAATCGCGTGCTAAATCCTTAGACCAACCTGCCTTTTCTGAGTTAGGATGATTTTTTAAATATCCAACCCAGTCAGATATTGACCCCATTTGCACATTTCCTGCAGTTCCATCAGGGCGAACAAACTTATCAAGGTCTGGATTGTCTAGGTCAATTGTATTTGGGTCAATCTCCCAGTACTTAGCCATCTGTGTAACGTATGGTTCCACAATATCCATAACAGTTAATCCAGGGGTATCTTGCAATCTCTTTGCAAACAGTGGGTAACGTACTGCAGCCTTGGCTCCCAAGTCCTTCTTAAGCGCATCGATAGTTGATTTACCTGAAGCAAGTGCTACGCCAAGGGCGTTGATTTCCTTCTGGCTTAAATCAGATATTCCATTAGCCCTAAGAATAGATTTAATAGAAGAAATCTGTGTGATTGCACTAGATGGCAACTTGGTTGTGTCACCAATATTGACCTTTGCCCACAAGAAAGACTCTGTAAAGTCTTTAGCATTGAACAATGACGGGGTAACAACTGTCTCCATACCACCACTGGCAGCCTTACGAGTAGTCGTCTTGCCAGAAGCCTTAGCCTCAGCGTTTAACTTATCAAAGAATTCTTTCTTGTCAGCATCGCTTAGTGCATTAACATCAAAACCAATATCTTCTGCAATCTTACCAAGCAAAGCATCAGCAGTAATAGGGTCGTACTCTGTGTAGGTTACGCTTTCGCCATTGACTGCTGGAGAGTTCTTTGTGAGAACATTAAGAACATCCCAAGGACTTTGCTTCTTGCCTTCTTTAAAGGCTGCAATAGCACCATCTACAATGTCATTCCATAAAGCCTGACGGGCAGTATCAGTAGGTTGCTTATTAGCAATAGTGAGTAGATACTGTGTAAGTGCAACTTGTGCACTACTTGGTAGTTTAGCAAATGACTTTTTAACTACAGATGCGTCAGCCTTAATTAAGTTACCCTTTGCATCTGGCATCCAGATGTAGGTAATTTTTGGACCTTTAGTTTCCTTTTTAGGAATAACAATGACTGGCGGTTCTGGTGGTGTTGTCACTTCTTAGGCTCCTTTATATTTAAACCATCATTGCTGTAATAGCGTGTAATTATTCTTTGCAAGGTCGGGTCCCACAAAGGAAGAGTTTCTTCAAGATATAGTTGCCACTGTTCTTCGATTGTACCCTTATACCCTGATGGTGCATCCAAACGAGCCTTGCCAAATGATTCTCTATATGAAATAAATGTCTTAGCGTGAGTCCAGAATTGTGTGTTTCCAAACTTCTTCATAAAAGTATCATCGTTTACAAGTGTCTTAAGACCAACAGATTGTAGGTAAGCGCTATCCTTGGCGGCTCCGCCACCTGCATACTCAACAAACCACTCAGGACTTGATGCACCAAGAGTCTCAGCATAAGCCCTAAGTTGGTCTTTGAATTCTGGAACACTAAGATAACTCGACAACTTTAATTGTTCTTTTGCTGCCTTATTCAATGAGTCTTTAAACTCTGTGTAAGCCTTCCAAAGACGTGACTTAGTAAGTTCATCTTCGACCATTTGTGGTGTCTTAAGTTGTGAGTTAAGCGCAGTTCCACCAGGAAGGGTTGCATTAGGGTCGTTAAGGAACTTACCAACCTGAACATTATAGTCTCTTGGCAGGTCAGCAGTCATTAACCCAACAAGTGATGGGTCCAGACGTTCTAGTTTCTTTGCAAGATTAGGAAAATCTTCATAGATACGGCTATAAGCCTTTTGGCTTGCTGGGAAATATGCAACCTTATCGCGTGCCCCGCCAGTAAATAGACGGTCCATTGGGAAGTCTGCACCACCCGCAAGACGCATCTGCTTCTGGAATTCATCCTCTGCTAACTGAGACGCTTGCATTTCAGTAAGTGGTTTACCAGTCTTAGGGTCAGTCTTAGCCTTATACTTGTCATACAACATATAGTAGTAATCAGAGAACAGTGCATCGGGACGAGACTCAACATACTGAGGTGTACCAAGTAAAGAAAACATCTGTGTACGGAATTTACGTAGGTAGATACTTTCTGTACCCTTACGAATGGTTTCAATTGTAGGCTTCGGACCTATCTTCATTTCGTAAAGAATTTCCTGGCGCTGCGCTTCAGAGAGTAGTGAGTTGACCCACATTTCATCTGTTGTGCTTTTGTTCAAAGCAGTTGCTAAGTTACGCGCCCACGCAGGTGTAAATGTACGCCCTAATTGTGTCTTTAAATCAGGTTCAATTCCGTATGGAAATAACTCTTCGTATGAGTATCCAGGAATTCTTCCGACTGTCTTGTCAATGGTTTTCTTAATCTCATCTTCGGTGCTTACCTTCCAAGATAGTACACGACCAAGAGCAAGAGGAACTAAGTAAGATGGACCAGGTAAGTTAGCAATATAGTTAGTTGAGCGAGAACTAATGGTCATACCCTTGCCATCATTTAATCCCATTTCCTTTGTACCAGGAATAAGCAGATACTCTGCTTCCATAGGATTTTTAACTGGATTGCCATACTTATCTACGCCGAATGAGTTGTAAGCCATAGTAACTATTAAGGAATCCACCTATACGCCCAGGTTGCTTAACAGCAAATCCACCGTAACGATAGATACCAGAGGCAGCGGCGTTAGGAAATGTTGTTAATGCTCTTGCAAGATACAGACCGCGTTGTTGACGTGGAATTGTATAAAAAGTTTTACTGATGTTCTCAACCATTTCGGCAGCAACTGACTGACGCAGAGATAGAATAGTTGCAAGTGTCACATCTTGTCCTTGAGCAACAAGCATATCTGCTTTTTGAACTAAACGCTTAGAAAAATCAACCGTTCCGTAAACTTCACGAATTAAGTTTTCTGGCTTAAGTAAAAATCTCCAAGCATTCGCCATTGCTGAATCAATTGCTTGATTACTAGCCTTAACAAGACCAGTAGGATTTCCATATGGAACATCTAGTGGTTGAATGCCGACCATCTGGTCTAACTTATCAGCCAGTAATTGTTCCAAGTCAGTCTTTCTGACGGGACCTGCAGCAGCAAGGAGTTGTGCGTCCTTAGTAGGTAGGTACCGATTGACATATGAGAATCCTTCGTCAACCATATCTGTTAACTGGTCAATTGGACGACCCATTGAAGTTGCATAAGATTTACCTTGAGAGGTAGATGCCCAAGCAAGAAGAGTTTCGCGTGACTTACCAGCAAGAATCTGGTCCACCAACATATCTCCACGCATAAAGTTGTTAACTACATAAGCCAACTCGTCAAAGTATAAAGGGTCTGCAACATTAGTAATAGTCTGTGGACCATTTCTAAAAATTGTATTAAACTTTGCTACAGTTGCTTTATTGCCAAGAATTTCAATTGTTCTTGTGTTATTGCTTGATATTTCGCTGAAGTAACCATCACCAAGATAATTTCGATTACGCATAGATGGCATCTCAAATACCTGACCATTAGCCAGTGTAATCTTTTCCATCTCTGGTAATAGAGGTTTAGACTCGTAGCGACCTTCTGCTACAGAAAATATCTCCCCGCGCTCTTTAACCTTAGGTCCAAGTTCATCAAGAGTTTTACCAATTTCTGCATATCTTGCTGCAATTAAAGCATCCAAGTCATTAATTTCTGGAGCAAGTGTATTAATAGTTTGAGACGCTTTAGCAATTAAAATTTCTGCATTACGAATTTCAGAAGCATAACGTTCCCCTGCACGAGCATCTGCTGGTAGGTCCTTAAGTGTCTGGACTCTACGGCGTAAGCCGTACAAAGATGGGACATTAGCAGGCTTACCATAATCAACAGTGTACCTATTGAGTTGCGTCTCAAGGTAATCAACCATTTTTTCCGCAGTGCGCAAATCTTCCTTGACTACATCTGCCCATTCACGCTTAGTTGCTGGAGATACTCCAGGAACATCTGCAAAAAGTTGCTCATATTTAGCGTATGTAATATCTCGATTTGTAATAGCCATATCGTATTGCTGCGACAAAGCCTTAATTTCTTTTTGAATCTCTTTTTTTGCACTAGGCAAAATAGTTTTAGACTTTTCAATATTACGAACTACAAAATTTGCACTGTTTTTAATAATCTGTCTACCTGCAGCACCAAACATAGCAGTAGCAAACTTACTGCCTTCAGCCATAGTGGCTGCTAATAGGGGTTCAAAGACTGAGTTCTTTGGAATATAACTGAAACGATATAATGCAGAGATAGAGAAAGCCTTGTTTCCAAGTTCAAATATTCCGCGCATAGAATCACGTGCAAGCCCTGCGCTAGTTTGAACAGCGCCTGAAACTACATTTTGCTCACGCCGTGCAGCGCGTGCAAGCATTCTATCAAGTTGACCAAATGGTAAGGTTGGCATTGAGTTTGCAAGTTGAGCCTGAGTCTTAGGGGCAACTTGAATTCTTACACCTGTTGGGTCAAGTGCTGTACCCATACGGCTTAGGTTTCCGTGCACAGTGTATACATCTTGTAATAAATTATCAACAAAAGTATCAATTAATTCTGTATTGCGAAAACCACGAGTAAAAGCAATTGCGCGAGTTAACTCTACATTAAGATTGTTAATCATTGCTGCTCGTTCGCCATCAGTTTTTGCTGATACAAACTTATCGATTATTTCAGTGCGATATTGAGAGACAGTCATTGGGACGCCTTCGTGGTTTTCAATCATTTTGTTACCACGAGTAAATAAAGGAATATCATCAAATGTAGCAATTAATTCATCAATACCGTTTTGAGGACGAACGCCTGAGTTAGTAATAAAACCCTTAGGCATCATTGTTCCAAATGTACGGATAAGAACTGTAGTTGGTCCAGCAATATATTTAGGACTTAGTACTGTTTGTGTAAATCCACCGACATTAGAGAAATCGCGCTCAATAACAGCGGTTCTAATTTTTCCAGCACGAGAACGTGTAGCAGCAAAGCCTTCACGTCCAAGGACTGGCTCTGCTGGCTTATAGTTCTTACCAAAAAATTTTGGTTCAGTTGATACAATACCAGTGGTTGGGTCTTCAACTTCCTTCAAGAAAGCGTCATAAATTTCCTGATGCTTAGGATTCTTTTTAATAGCGTCGTCAAATGCACCAAAAACACGAGCAGAAGTTTCAGGGGTTACTTTTGGAAGTTGTCCAGTTGCAATATAGTTACCCTGAATAACTAAGTTTCCATCACCTAATACCCACAAGTCGTCGCGCATACCCGCAGAAGCCAAGCGCTCAATAGCGGGTGCGTATGCTTTGTCTGCAAGAATTAAGTCACGAACAAACTCTGGGTCTTTTGTGTCTCTAACAAGACTAGGAAGTCGAGAATTATTACTATGCTTTTTAATAATTCTTGTAATATCAATAATGTTTTCTGATGTAGCAAGGTCTTCAATGTCTTGTCCAAAGACTGTTAAGTTGCCCTCTTTTCCACCAGACTTACGGAATGTAATATGCTGATTAATTAAATCCTCAGCCTCGGGCATAGCGTTAACGTCGCCTACGCGGAAGCGTGTGTTAAGACCAGCCTTCATAGCGCTGGCGCGGACTCCCGCAGCAAGACCTACACCTGCAACATTGATTGCAACATTCTTAATTAAAAAGTCGTTTGTTCCTGTAATCCACTTACCAAGAGTATTTTCCTCAAAGTTTTTCTTAATTTGTGCATCGTCCCATAAGTCAACGTCTGCAACATCTATACCGCCACTTTTAAGAATAAGACTTTGAAAATCACCTAGAGGTGTAAGTTTACTCTTAAGAAGAGATACACCAAGAGAAACATTTTCGCTTCGCTTGTAAGCATCAATTACATCTGAGAACTGAAAACCTTTACCGTACTCATCATCTTTATATAAACGGCTAGTTGGGTCAGTAAGTAAAAAGGCTGTTGAGATAGGACGAGCAATGATAGGGCTAAACACATACTGTTCAGCCTTCTGAGCAGCGTAAAGAACTGGGTCAACAGCCTTTGTAACGCTTGTGTCAACAGTAGAAAGTCCAGCCTTTTGCAAAGCCTTCTGTGTTCCTGCTTCAGCAGCAATACCTGCTGCAGCGGCTGCCGTAGGGTCACCTTTAAATGTTTGTGCAGCACCTAACTGAGCACCCGAAGAGGCTACGTTTCCAATTATTGCACCAGGAATAGATGCAATACCCTTAACAGCACCTTTAACAGAGTTTATGAAGTCTTCCCATAATGGCATTACTTCACCTCCGCTGCTGTAAATGTATCAGGACTACCACCTTGTACTTCATTACCAGTTATAGTCAGGATAAAAACATCTCTATCTTCTGGTGAATCCCAAGGAACCATTGCCAAAGGAATTGCTATTTCATAATTTTCATAACCCAGAGAGTTAGCAAACTTGTCTAGGTGGTCAAAGAAGTTATTTTCTACCCATCTCATCAAAGTATCTGGTTTTTCAAATAGTTGACAAACTGTTTGTAAGAATCAGGTGCACCCTGTAAACGAGTGGCATTCATTAAATCTGGAAGGTAACGCTTAATGAGCGCTACGTTTTCGTCTTGATTAATTGCAGATGTCAAACGTGGGTTCAACGCTTCCGAACCACGACCACGACCAATATCTACTCCGTCAGAAATAGGCAGTTCGTTTGTTGATTCAGCATCAAGAGGTGTAAGTCCAGCCATCATTGATTCCATTGGGTTTGTAGGAGCCTGCACTGGAGGAACTGGATTGCCAGCAAGTGGCGCTCCACCCTGTTGTGCCATAGTTTCTACTCCTGTTGAACCTAGACTTTTCATACCTGGGATATATTTAGGTGCTTGAGTTCCCTTGCCGCCTGCGCCACCTGTAGCAGAAATGTTTGCAGGGTTATACTGAGGACCACCATTGGCGCCACCGCGATTTTCTGGTGCAGTTGTCATTCGTTATCCTCTTCTTCTAAGAAAGTATCTTCAAGTTCACTGTTGTACTCTTCGGCTAAACGCATCATTCCTGCTGCATTCCAAGGAGTCATTGCTTCGCTAACTTCTGTATGAAGAAAGCGGTTACCTTCGTAATCTGCCCATTCGGATATTAAAACCCAGCCTGATGCGATGTAGTCTTTACCTGTACTGTCTGTATCTACAAGAAGTCGCAGAGCGTCTTCAACTGCTTCGCGGAATTCAGCACTCATTTCTTTAACTGAGTTTCTGTAATAAATGGTTCCGATGTCTTACTGTCATTAAGTGCAGCAATAGATGCTGCTTGTTCAGGTGTAGCACCTGCATAAAGTGCGCCTAGGGCATAATCGCCACCAGTGCCGATACCGTAGTAGCCTGATTCGCTACGAGATACGGCAAAGTCGCTGTCAATTTCAAAGATGTTTCCATTAAATGCTATTAGCACATACAATTCAAATTCTTTATCTGAAGACTTTGTATCTAATAAGTTGTGGTCGGTTAGTAACTGTTTTAACGATGGAACAACCTTGCCAATCATAAACTGAAAAAGGTTATCTTTATCTTTAGCAACTGCTACGGGCGGTTTCCAAGCGTGCAAGATAACCTGTAATGCTCGTACATCTCCAGCGGCTCCAACGATAAAATTTCCGTTGGTTACAACCTTAACCATATCTGGATGAGAATAAATCTTTGAATCACCTACAACGCGAGAATCGCCAAGAACTACACAGCGATTGGCGTATTCAATGCCGATAATTGTTGTCATTGTCCCCTACCTTAATTATGTACGCGCTACGGTTCTTACGCTTCCACTACCTTCTCCACTGCCTGAAAGGCTGGAAAGAATACTCATAATATCTGGCGGTGCTTGCTCTGGTGGTGCAATCTCTGCTCCACCTTCTGGAGCAATAGCGCCTCCTGCTGGAACGCCTTCGGGAGCAGGGGACATTTGCTCAACCATTTCTGGTGCCCCAGCAGGAGGAACTTGCTGCTGCGGAGCGAATGTGGCTTCAATTGCGTCTTCTAGTGCTTGACCCTTTTGACGAGCCTTGATAACCGCAGCAATCTTACGTACTACTTCTGAAGCATCCTGACCTTGTGTTGCCATCTGTGGGATGGCTTGTGTATAGGCGGTAAGCGAACCAAGTAATGCAGCACGCATATCTTCAATTTCAATCTTCTCAAGTTCTTGTGTTACGTTTACAGTAAATGGAAGTTCTCTCATAGCCATATCTCGGCTGATGAGTTTTCCTCCAAGTGCTTGAAGCATAAAGATAAGACCTTGCGCTGGGTTAAGACCAGCAAGCATACCGTAACGAACATCAGCAGAATAATCACCCTTGATGTCTTTGGCTGGCTTGTATGTGATTTCATATGGAGAACCTGAATCTACGCCACGAATTGTTTTTTCTTCTGGATAAATAAGTTCATCAACTTCAAAGCAAAGAGTGATGACATCGCGCAGGGCGGATGCAAAGATTGCTTGAGCAGATTTAACCTGAGTGTCAAAGGCTCCCATAAGAGCCTGTACGCCTTGTCCAGTAACGATTGAGGCATCAATGTTTCCTGTACGTGATTCAGGATAACGAGTACCGACACGAAGTTCTTGGTTAAGTATTGTCTGTTCCGTAAATGCACCTTGGGGAAGTGTTAGTTCTACGCGGCGTACACCTGCTGGGTTTGCAGTACGGATAACTGCGTCTCCACCAAGTTGTAGTTCCTGTACATCCTGTGGAAGTACGATAGGAGCCTGAACAGATTTCTCTGCTGCTTCCATTGCAAGCAATGCGAAGCGATTGCGTAGTAACTGAATACCCAAGACGTCATCAAATTGTCCACGTAGTTCACCATCAACAGATGGCTTACGTGCAACAACAATCATCATCTTGCCCAATGGATTCTTAACCTTTGATAGAACTAGGTCTTGACGTGTTGGTAAGTAGATGATTGATTGGTCTTTGTCATAATAGCGAATTAACTCAACCTCGTTATTAAGGTCTTGCTTGTAGCCTTGACCACCAAGCAGTTGCCTTTCAAACTCTGGAAACTGAGTAACGAGTTCGCCTAATGTCATTAGGTATCTCTTAGCAAATGCCACACAGCGTCCATAGCGGTCAAACTCTGGATAGGAACCTATCGGGTTTTCTATGCGGATACGCGGCATCTTTGCTTCTTCGTCCAATTCAATAACGAAAGGAACGAAACCATATGTGATGTACCAGTCTGCACCTGAGTACATTTGTACTGATAGGTCAGAGTGTGCAAAATAATTTGATGCAATACGAGTACGCTTGTCTGCAAAACTACGCGCTCTGTCATTGACTGCGTTGGCTGCAGAGCAGTTGACCGCTGGTAGTGGTGCCATAACCTCTGAGAGGTCACGTGCCACAATGTCAATGAAGTTAGCAACTACGTTGGCATCTACGCCATCTGGAAAGAAGTCAGGGTAGACCTGTGAGATTTGACCCTTACGGACAGCAAGGACGTCAAGGTTGCGAGCATCTCTCTCGCTATTACGGTAGCGCAACGATTGAACACGCGCTGCTACCTGTTCCATTGATAATGCCATTGTTATCCTATCCGTATTGGTTACTCCATTGGTCAGCAAACGCATCATCTAAATTGATAGCGAATCTGCGCTCCGTCTGAGCACGAGTTGCCCAACGGTTGCTTTGATACTGTGCTGCTTGACTTGACTTTTGCATTAACTCTCTGATGCGGATAACCGCAAACCATAGAGCCATTACAACGTCAGTAGGGTTTCTGGTATCTGGCTTCCAGGTAATGAGTTCCTGTACAAGGGTCTTTAAACCCTCAGAGCCTTCATTGCTTGGTAGTTCGATAATGTTGTTGTCTTGGAATCTGCCATCTCGTGTGTTACCAAACAAGGTAGCCATAGATGCCACACCAAAAGAAGTGTCCCATTTGTTCTTGCCAGTAAAGTGTGAATTCAGTTGCGTACCGTAACCTGCTAAGAAGTTTCGTAGATGGTCGTCCAGCGCATACGCTTTCTGATGAGCATTGATTTCGATACGCAATTCCTGAGGGCGGTATTTCTCCACCCAATCTTCGATTAAATTTTGAATCTTCTGTGGGTTAGGGTCTGTCATATTGACAGCATCTAGCACATAGATTTTTCCGTCAGCCTTGTTGTAGGTACAAACTACGGCACCTGTGGCACCTGCCATAGCAGGGTCAAGACCAATGATGGTGTAGCCCTCAACGTGCTTAGGATGTCCTGGGTTACCAGCCTTTAGTGGTCCGCGCTTTCGCATTCCGTTGACAGAACCTGCGACACAGGTAGGTGAGAAGATTGAGTCTTCTTGGACATCTTCCTGTTGGTAGACCATAGCCCAGACAGATGGCGCAACTTCAGAGCGCCTTGTAAAGAGCGCGGGTCCATCCCATTTCGGATAAAGTCCGTCGGCATCAGGTTCGTCCACATCTCCTTCGGGTCTATCAGTTTTAGCCCAAAGGGTTTTCCAATTTGCAGGTTTCTCATCAAACTCAAGAACGGCTGGCATAGCCATATAGGTGAAGGGTGATTTGCCACCAGTCCACTGTGAGCCATCTCGTAGCATCTTGTAGAGGTCAATCGGTGAGACTCTAGTACCTACGATGATAAGTTTACCGTAGCGTCCAAGACGGGTGATAACTTCCTTCTGAAGCCATTCCATCTGCTTTTCCCACTCGTGGGCATTAGAGCCCATCACAGCGTCATCGACAATAATCAAGTCGGCACGAGCACCGTAAATCTGGGAACCAAGTCCTAGTGCTTGAACAGTTGGGTCTTTTTCGCCACTATCGCGTCCTGTACCCAAATAAATCATATCTGCAGACCACGTAGTGGCGTCTGCCTTATATCCGCCATTTGGACCAAAAGCGGTCTGCAGTTTGATAAAGGCGGGGTGGTTCAGGCGAGTCTTAATCGCACCAAGGAACTTGCGTGCCATACCCTGAGTCTTTGAAACGATAATGACTCGTGAGTTAGGGTTGGTCACAATCTTGTAGACCACGTAGTTGGTCGTGATGACCGTAGACTTTGCGTGCTCAGGTGGCACGTTCACGAGCACTCTGTTGGTAGCCCCTGGCTCGTAGGTCATACTAGGGTGTATCCAGCGCGGCTCGCGCCCCTCGATTAAGTCAATCCAGTTGAGGTGATGAGGAAACATCTTGGTATCTAGGAACTGCTCACAGAAGTCGACGAAGGAGATTTCCTTCAGGTCGCCTAGGTCTGCGATAACCCCCTTGCCTACCAGTCGGGCTTTGTCAGAGCGTTCTTTAAACTCAGGTTCATTCATTGTCCACTGGCGGAAGGTGACGTCGTTGCGTCCCACAGATGCCATAGCGGCGGTAATGGTCGAGCCTTGTTCCAGTTGGAGTAGAACTTTCTCCTGCGCCTCGCGCTTGGGGATGTTCTGAATTCCTGGCTTTCTGCCCATTAGTGTCCCATTCTGTAATTGCGGATTGCTAGGGACTCCCACCCTATGTGCCAATCTTGAAGGCAGCAATCCCGATAGCCACAGTGGTCAAGGCTCCAAAGGGAATCGAACCCCAATCTCCGCCCTGAAGCGGCGCATTATCCAAATGCTAAGGAACTCACACTGCTCTAACTCACCACCAGGTATTCCACTTTCTGCGAGAGGTGTCAGCCCCTGGTAATGCAAATCAGTCGCCCTCTGTAGAGGTTATAAAACGCTCTATAAACGGTAGCCGTTAGACGGCATAACTGTGGTAATTATTATATATATTATATATTAATTAAGGATTAACCGTAGAGCAAACGGAGGTTAATCCGTTAAAGATTTATATAAATCTTTACATATAAGATAACCCGTTCAAAGTACCAAAACCGAACACTTAATATCAATATATTTTTATTTATTTTTATAAGGGGGGCTAATATATATAAAAGCCCTGGTCACAGGGCTATTTAGCAAATATAACAGAAAATTATTGGGTGAGTATATATACAAGTAAGTGAGCAAATTAAACAAGCCTAGGGTCAAAAGATGACTAGAACTTATGGTGAGGCGAACCCTCACCCTTTACTAGAGGTTGAGAGTCTTAGATATATATATAATCCCCGCATTCTGCGGGTTTAAATGCCAGAGTTTGGCAAGGATATAACCGCATAATGAATAGATTGATTGAGTGACTATCCCCCTCCCATAATTCGCGGGGTCTAGTCTTTATGGAATCGGGCTAACAATTAGGGGAAGAGGTTGAAAGTTCAACTACTTATCCTCTCTTCAAATGTCGATAAATCGACACACCTAACCCTTGAACAGATTCCG